TGAGAAGAAAAAGTTAGCCAAATCAATCCCAGCATCCGAGATCGAAAGAGTCTGGGAATGCTTCCCGCGCAAGGTCGGCAAGTTGAAGTCGCTAGCGCTGATCCGCAAAGCATGTGACTTGGTCGCTATCGAACACGACCTACTCGACGCTGGTGACGCGGTCGAGTACATGATTGAAAAAGTGAATCTGTTTGCTGATGAGTGCCGAAAGAAAGCAACTGAGCCACAGTTCATTGCACACCCACAAACTTGGTTAAACGGTGGACGGTATCTTGATCCTGTGGTCACAGAATCGCATTAGATTGAATCCACGGCGTTCGTGGAACAAATTGGTCTGTAGGTATTACCCAAAGCAAAGAATCGTTTAAATCGCATTTAACAGAATTGAGCATGACATGGATTCACTACTGATCGGACAGGCTTGGGAGTTGAAGTTGATTGACAATGTTGCTGACTCAATCCGCAGATCGAAGTGGCTTGATGGTGACCAGAAGATCGGCATCCTGCAATTGAGTTACGAGTACTCAGGATTGTTTGCCCAAGTGCTGGCGCATCGATTGACGCTGACAGGTGAGCCGATGCCGATTGAGCCTGTTGATATCCCATACAAGAACGAGTTTGAGGTGGTATTGCATCCTGATAAACTTGACAAATATCACAAGTTGATTGTTCTAGACTCAGGTTGTTTGACTGGTGGCAACTTCACGCGGATCAGGTCGCAACTTTACAACTACGGATACCGACCACAAGACTTGATCTTTGTTTGCTTGGCTTGCAGTACTGAATCGTTCTTCACGCCCGATCATTGCCCTTTGTACTTTGATGGCCGCGCTGCAATGGTTCACTTTTGGTGGGAGTGCAAGACAACCAAGTTTGATTGATGTGTACAGAAACAGCGAAAATGTATACAGGATTGCGATTTGTGCATAAGTGTTGACATTATGTAATGAAAATATGTAACATCTTCTTACATGAGCAGAATCAAAGTGGCACTAAACGAGCATGGATATCGTATTGGTGCAACGCACCAGCGCGCTCGACACTCAGAGCAAACAGTGGATAAAATTAGAATTATGCATGAAACGCACGGATACGGATACCGCAAGATCAGCGCGATGCTTGGAATTGGGCGTTCTACGGTGCAGAAAGTGTGCAAGTACCTCATACGCGGACAGGCGCCGCATGAATATAGGGTGATTGATGGCTAAGAAACCAGTAGGCAGACCATTAGGCAAGTTGCCAATACCGCCGTATAACCTTGAACCGATCATTGCTTGGCTTGCTGCTGGCAAGACTTTGAGGTCTTATTGTCGGCAAGATGGAGCGCCTTCTTACTCGGCGGTTTATGATTGGATGGATAAGGATGATAATTTCGCACAACGCATCGCGCGCGCGCGCGATAGTGGTGTAGATTCAATTGCCGATGAATGCGTTGAATTGTCAGATATCGAACCAGCCGACCAGGTACAGGCTGCTTGGCGCCGAACGCAGATAGATACGCGGTTGAAACTGCTGGCTAAGTGGTCGCCAAAGAAGTACGGTGACCGCACGGCAGTGGAGCATCAAGGTGGAATCAGCCTGACGGTGGTCACTGGCGTTCCGCAGCCTGACGCAATCACAGGACGGAAACCCGATGCCAAGCAGATCACATGAGCAACACGCATCTAGCAGTGGATTACTCGCCGCGAGAATGGCAACGAAACTGTCACTACGCGCTGAAGCGGTTCAATGTGTTTGTTCTGCACCGTCGAGCAGGAAAGACCGAACTAGCAATTATGGAACTGCTCGACAAGGCAATGCGTTTCAACAAAGGGATGGGCTTATTCTTCTATATCGCGCCATTCTTGAAACAGGCAAAGGCAATTGCCTGGTCGAGAATAAAGCACAAGTTGCAGCCGATGATTGGGACTGGCGCCGTAACGATCAATGAATCAGAACTCAGTGTCACATTCGCGCACAACTCAAGCGTGATCCGCATCTTTGGTGCAGATAATCCAGACGCGATGCGCGGCGTTCGCCTAGACGGCATTGTGATTGACGAGGTCGCACAGATCAAGCCAACAGTGTGGGAAGACATCATCCAGCCAACGCTGTCAGATCGCAACGGCTGGGCGATCTTCACAGGCACACCCAACGGCGTCAACCTGTTTAGCGAGATCTTTTACAAGGCGCAGAAGTTGCCTGACTGGCATGCCGCCATCTACACGGTCTACGACACTGACGCTGTGATCGCATCTGAAGTCGAGCGTTTGCGCCGCGACATGACGGAAACATCGTTCAGCCGTGAATACCTGTGCGACTTCAACGCCAGCGCGGAAGACCAATTGATTAGCCTGTCAGATGCCAACGCAGCAGCCAACCGTGAGTACGCGGACAAAGACTTTGAGAGCGCGCCCAAGATTGTGGGCGTAGATCCTGCGCGGTTTGGCGATGATCGCAGCGTAATCATCAGGCGCCAAGGGCTAAGGGCGTCAGACATAATGGTGATTCGTGGGCTGGACAATATGCAACTAGCAGCGCGGGTGGCAATGGTGATGGATTTGTGGGAGCCTGACGCCGTGTTTATCGACGCTGGTGGCGGCGCTGGTATACTGGATCGCCTACGCCAACTTGATTACGACCCCATCGAAGTCCACTTTGGTGGTAAGGCAAATCTAGAACAACAGTTTGTCAATCGCCGTACTGAGATGTGGTGGAACATGAAAGAATGGATCGAGAACGGTGGCGCCATTCCAAGCGATCCAATGCTTCGCCAAGAACTATCGACTCCGACATATTGGTTCGACGCGCAAGGCCGCAAGATGTTGGAATCTAAAGACGAGATCAAGAAGCGTTTGCAGGGCGGAGCATCGCCCGACATTGCTGACGCGCTGGCTCTCACATTCGCATACCCAGTAGGCAAGCGACTGCCGCTAGAAGTGCGAAACAAACTGCGGCTAGGCAAGGCAAGTGACTACGACCCATACAGTAGGAACGACTGACGGTACCCATATCGAATTTGGAATGCGTAGATTGATGAGGCAACAGAATATGCAAGACATTGCAATTACCAACACCGACAGCATCGCAAAGATGAGTCAGTCGGCTATTGAAAAGGTATGCATGTTTGAGCAGTTAATGTTGACTTTGCCGCAAGTTGTGATGCCTGTGACGCACACACTACACGGTGGAGTTTACTCGCGGACACTTACTATTCCCGCAGGAGTAGTCATCACTGGTGGTTTCATTCAGGTTCCAACGACACTGATAATCAATGGTCGAGGAACAATTTACGCGAATGACGAGACGATGGAAGTCGATGGATACAAGGTGATTGTTGCAAGTGCTGGACGCAAACAAATATATTCAGCGCATGAAGACACGACTGGAACAATGTTCTTTGCAACAAACGCAAAGACTGTTGAAGAGGCAGAAAATGAATTCACTATGGATGCTCACATGCTCTTATCCCGAACGCACGAACACTTAAATACTGAAATTATCACAGGAGAATGATATGACTTACATGCTTGGATTTGGAGTGTTTACCGCTGTTGCCGCTGCTTTGGGATCTTCTGCAGCAGTGGCAGCAACAATTGGTGCAATTGGAGCAGGTGTTACAGCCGCAGCCACAGCCGCTGGCGTTGGATACACCATTGCTTCGGGCGAAGATGCCAAGAAGAAACAAGCACAAGCATTGTCTAGACAAGAATCAGCGCAAGCGCAAGCAGTAAACGCCGCACAAGGTCAACGCAAGAAGTCTGAGATGGCGATCAACCAGGCAAACCGTGCAACGCCAAATGTGCAAGGAATCATGGAGTCCGCTAGTGCAATGGGTGGCGCGTCAGGCACCATGCTGACTGGCCCGACTGGTGTTGATCCAAACGCTCTTGCGCTCGGCAAGTCAACACTCCTAGGAAGTTGATGAGTCAATACCCAGCAAACAACGAGAGTTACAAGGGCGCTCCACAACGCGAGAAGTTGTTGACTCGTTGGGGTCAACTCCAATCTGAGCGAGCGTCATGGTGGGCGCACTGGCAGGAAATTACATCATATGTGTTGCCGCGCAATGGTCGATACTTTAGGCAGGATCGCGACAAAGGATGGCGCCGACACAACAGCATTTATGACAACACTGGCACTCGCGCATTGCGAACGCTAGGCGCTGGCATGATGGCTGGTGCCACTAGCCCCGCTCGCCAATGGTTCCGACTTGGTACTGGCGATCCAGAACTAAACTCGTATGCGCCAGTAAAAGTATGGCTCGACGATGTCACAAAGCGAATGCAGTTGGTATTCCAGAAATCGAATACTTACCGCGCATTACATTCGATGTATGAAGAACTTGGAGCATTTGGCACGGCAGTTTCGATTGTCTTGCCAGACTTCAACAATGTCATACATCATTACCCAATCACGACTGGTGAATACGCTATCGCAACTAATTATCAAGGTCGAGTAACCACTCTCTACCGCGAATTTGAGCAGACTGTATCCCAGATCGTGACGGAATTCGGTTACAAGAACTGCTCGCACTCGGTGCGGAATCTGTTTGATCGCGGCAGTCTTGACCAGTGGATACCCATCATCCACGCAATTGAGCCGCGCACAGACCGAGACACGACCAAGAAGGACAGCAAGAACATGCCGTACAAGTCTTGCTACTTTGAGGTCGGCGGCGACCAAGGCAAGTTCTTGCGCGAGAGCGGATTCAACAAGTTCCCTGCTCTTGTCCCGCGCTGGAGCGTGAGCGGCGGCGACATCTACGGCAACTCGCCAGGCATGGAAGCGCTTGGCGACATCAAGCAACTGCAACACGAACAACTCCGCAAAGCACAATGCATTGACTACCAAACCAAGCCACCGCTTCAAGTTCCAACGAGCATGAAGAATCGAGATGTGGAGACGCTCCCTGGCGGGATTTCGTTTGTAGATGGTGGCAGTCAGGGAATCAAGACAGCATTTGAGGTCAACCTCAATCTGCAACACTTGCTGGGTGACATACAGGATGTGCGTGAGCGCGTACGCGGTGCGTTCTATGCCGACCTGTTTCTAATGCTGGCAAACGCTACAGACACTCGCATGACTGCTACGGAGGTAGCCGAACGCCATGAAGAGAAGTTGCTGATGCTCGGCCCAGTACTAGAGCGTCTCCACAACGAACTACTTGATCCGTTGATTGACATCACATTTGAGAACATGGTCAAGGCTAATCTGATTCCTCCAGCGCCACCAGAACTACAAGGGATGGACTTGAGTGTTGAGTTCGTGTCCATGCTGGCGCAAGCACAGCGCGCAATTGGAACCAACAGCGTTGACCGATTCGTTGGCAATCTCGGCGCCATTGCACAGATGAAGCCAGATGTGTTGGATAAGTTCGACTCTGATCAGTGGGCGGAGTCTTACAGCGACATGCTTGGCGTCGATCCAAACCTGATCGTGGCTGGAAAGCAAGTTGCGTTGATCCGCGATGCCCGCAACAAGGCAATGGCTGCCAAAGAACAGGCTGCGATGATGCAGCAACAATCGGCTACCGCAAAGAATCTTGCTCAGTCACCAACTGGTGGCGGACAGCAGAACGCTTTGATG